ATGATCCTATAGACAAGCATAGCGTCTTCGACTAAAATTAGTTGTCTCCAGATGCGCCTGGCAGATTCTAAGACAGATGAACCGTATGGAAGAAAAGCATCATTTCCAAGAATTCTTAAGTGAGTAACCTGCCAGTTCTCTAAGACCTGATTGCCTTGTGTCACCCATCGAAATCTAACTGCCATTGGATCGTTAGGATCGTAGCCCTCTTCTCTCTCGATCTCATTAACGGGTATCGGATAGGCACTTATAACACCGTGATCAGGAGAGACATCATTAAACAAAAAGAAATCTCCGTATTTACAAAGTGTTCTAACCCATGATGTTAAGTTAAATTCAATATTTAAAGTATCGTAAAAGAGCTCTGTAAGTAGATTTTGAATTGATGGATTTTCTGAATGTATGTGCAGGACAGTTCCAGTTTCATCAGCTGAGACTGATTCTTCTGAATAGATGTCTATTGCTGATGAAATCTCAGGTGTGTACTCCATTTCACTAAAGTCACTGTACCTTGCCATACGATCATATGTCCCATATGCACTCATCGCAGTGCTATAGACATGACTCTGCGTCTTTCTAAAAAGCTCAAATGCAGATGAAGTCTTGTTTGAAGATTCAAAATCTCTAACTTTTCTTTTTATAACAGGTCCACTTCTAAAGAGAAGTGTTAATCTTCTAAAAAGACTGTCGGGATTCTTGCTAGCCATTTTCTAACCTCAGATTCTATTTATACATCCAGTCAAAGTCTGGGTTAAATTCTACTCTATTTCCCCATTCTCTACTTTTTATATCTCTATTCCTATTAGACGTATCAGCGTTTGGATTTCTACTATTTGAATTATAAGGTCTTCCATCAAGAATTGCGCTTGGCAAGTCGTCATAGGCGTTGACTTTTTTGCTCATTGCTTTTATCATCGCATCATTCAGAACTCTAGTATTCTGGCTGTGATCAGAAGATGCATCGTAAAGCCACATTGCAATAGCCATACTCATTACAAGATCATCATTATATCCCTTCTGTGCCTGTGCCTTCTGACCTTTCCATATAAAGGTTTTTAGCTCATCACAGAACCTTGAAGAATAGATCCTAATCTGTTTATTTCTTAATACTTCTTCCAGCTTAGTTAAAATTAAGTTTCTACTTTTTCCACTAGTTGTAAATCCAGCAATATCCGTCTCTTTTGCCGGTGTGTAGTCTCCGACGTAAACTGCCTTTCTTCTTTTATAATACAGTCTCGGATAATTAAGCTCTTTAAGCTTTATGATTGTAGCGTAACCGTAGCTGTTATTCTCTGGACACATAAGAGCTTTATTATACTTTAATCCAAATTCATTTAAAAGTTCTCCGAATCTATCGGGTGGAATCTTTCCTTTGTACTCTGCGACACATTCACCCTCTGTAGTATCAATTATATGAAATGTCGAATAGTCTCTAGAGTCACCTCTGGACACATCAGCAGTTATGACGTAATTGTGTTCTGTTAGTGGATATTTCCAAATCCACACATTTCTATCTGGACCCGTTCTTTCTTTTGGTGAATATGACATATTTCTATAAAATAAAATATCATCATCTGTTAAAAACGTCTCTCCTGAAGAGGCGAAGTCACAAAGATACTCTTGAGCAATCTGTCTTTTAGAGAGGTTTGCTGTAGTATTTTCAAACCAAGCTTCGTCTCTTTCGGGATGAACATCCCATGGTAGCTTAATTGACTTAAATTCATTAAGGCCTGCTTCAGCATCTGTGTAAAGCTTATAATATTGACCTCCAACTCCATTTGGTGTTGATAGAATTACAACACGACCACCAGTTGAAATCGTCGGATAGATGCCTGTCCAAATTTCATCAAAGTTTTTAACAAAGGCCGCCTCATCAATAATCAAAAGAGAAAGCGCTTCGGATCTACCGGCATCATCTGAAGTCGGGATAGCCTTAATAGAAGATCCGTGACTAAACTCCAGTAGCTGTTTATTGTTTGTCACTATCTGAGGCAGAACAAGCCATGCGGGAAGGCTTTTGACCATTATCTTAACTTTAGAAATAAAGTTCTGTGCTACACTTAGCTTGGTAGCGATAACAAGAATATTTTTATCTTTTTGAAATAGGGCAAGCCATACTGAGTAGGCTGCAACAAGGGTCGACATTCCAAGCTGCCTAGACTTTAAAATAATAGAAAATCTATTATCTAAAAATGTATCAACACACTCATCCTGAAATGAATATGTGTTGAAGGGAATCAGACCCCGGACCGGGTGCTGAATTTTAAGATAGCTGTTAAAGAAATATGCCGGATCTTTTCCACACCTTATTATTTCTTTAATCTGTCTCGATTTGTTTGTAATTGCCATTACTTGACTGTGAAAGTTGAAAATCTTCTATAGTAAGCAACCTTTCTAGGTGTATGTGGTGATGTTGTTATCATCTCTAGGCTGTCATTAGAGTTATCCTCTTTTATGCCAAGGGCTCTTCCAGCATTGCTCTTAAATTCTTTCTTTAAGTTTTTTACGTATTCTTTTATAACCTTTAAAGATTCTTCTTCAACAACTCTTACTTGTTCTCTTAGATTTCGCTCAGAGGCAAGATGGACAACAGACGTGTATCTGATTGTAAGCTTATCCCCTTGCAGCGTCGGCTTTATTGAAACTGTTGGAGATGAAACTGTTGATGATCTCCCGTATGTTGTGTCACATATTTGACCAAGAACTCTAATGTCTTGAACTGAAAGCATGATAAACTCCTAAAGTAGTATTAATTATAGCCCTCACAAATGGAATGCTGGCGGAATTTTCTTTCTACTTTTAATTTCTTTATTTATTTCCATTTTTGTAGGTCTCCAGCCTTTGATCCAGTCATCTTTTCTACATTGGGCCCACTTCATCTTACAGTCAAAACAGCACCCTAGATCTAGATAAGAATCTGAATCATCGGAATTTTTCATTAAAAATGAACAAACTGGACAGCTAATTGGAACAAACCTTTCCCTATCTTCTGGACATACAACTGTTATTTCAAAATCTACACTACTCATGTACCACACACGAATCCTTCTCTTTCTTAATGATATCTAAGGAATTGTCAACAGCATCTTTAATTGCATCAACATGTGAAATAATAAAAATATTTCTAAACCATTTCTTTAGAGAGATCAATAGTCGAGTACACGCCTCAATATTTGTCTCATCTAATGCTCCAAAGCCTTCATCAATAATTAACATATTTGTCTTTGGAAGAGATGAAACATTTATTAATGCAACTCTTATAGCAAGTGATGCCATCATTTTTTCCATTCCAGATGCTAATTCAATTATTCTTCTAGAATCACCATAGTTTATGTAGACATCCATTGAATTTGAATCAGCATCTGCTTCTAGCTCTACTGTAAAACCGACAACACCCTGAAGAATCTTTTCAATTTCAGAATTAATGACAGGAAGCTGGGTCATCATAATTTGCAGCGGAATTCCTTTCTTTGATACAGATTGAATAAACATATCAAATACTCTTAATTCATTTTTAATCTTTTTATGTTCTGCTTTTTCTTTTTGAATTCTTGATATCTCAATCTTTGCCCTAGCGACCTTGTCAATTATCTTGGTTCTCTTTGAATCTGCATCAGTAATTTGAGATTTAAGCTGAACTATTCTTGATCTGAGCCTGGTTGAAAGATCTTCAGAGTCGTCATCAGCAACTCTCATTTTCATATCTTCTAATTTTTCAATTTGAAAGTTGATCGAATCCTGAAGAGACTCTATCTCATTATTCTTCTCACTAATCTTTAGCTTAAATCTGGAAATCTCTAATGAAATACTAGACAGCTTTCTTTCCAACCTTTCGAACTTTTTTATTTTCTCATCTATCTCATCAAGATCTATCTTGTCAAGAAGTCTTTTATTTTTATTAAGACTGGATAGAATTTTATCAACTTTAGACTTTTGATCTTCAATTAAAGACTTATTTTTATGAGAGTCTTTAATAAACTTACAAGAAGGAAATTCATCACCACAAGGTACTTCAGACAGTATCTTAACAGACTTCTTTTGATCATTTAGAATTTTCTTTTGATTCTCATGTTCATGTCTTATTGTTAATATCTTTTTTTCAAGAGTCCTGTGCAGGTCTAGTTTGTTTTTAAAATCCTCAATAGAAAATTCAGATTTTGCAAGTCTTATCTTTAAAACCAGCTGCTTTTTATCTTCAATATTTTCTTGTAGGATCTTAAAATCTGATTCATGTTCTTTTTTTTCTGATCTAAGTTTCTTAATAATATTTTTTTGACTTTCAATTTCTGACTTTGTAATCACACCTGGATTATTTGAATTTCCAAGTTCTATGCTTAGCTTTTGAACTGTCTCTCTTTGATGAAAGATTTCTTTTTCAATCTTACTAAGTAGATCTTCCTGTCTTTGTAATTTAAATTTTAAATCATCAATCTTAGAATCCCAATCGATATCTGGAATTAATCTAATTTTTGATCTAAGTTCAGAGGAGTCTTCTTTGGCCTTTTCATACATCTTTTCAAAGACTTCTAGATCTAAAAACTTAGAAAGTATAATCTTTCTTGCTGTTGCTCTTTCTTTGATAAAGGTGTTCATCTGCCCTTGTGAAGCAAGTGATGTCATCAAAAAGTCTTCAGATGATCCAATCTTTCTTCTTAGAACCTTTTCTGTCTTTCTTCTTTGCTCATCAGACAGGTCAGTTTCAATCTCTTCTTGAGAATTTAATCTAAAAAACGACATTGCAGTTGATGCATAGACATCACCCTTTCTTGTTTGGTGCTTTACTGTCT